ATTGATGATGGTATGGGCTTTGTGGTTGTAGGTAATTATTGGGCGAGTGGCTATGGACAAAATAATGTATTCGTTCTAAAAACTGATTATCAGGGAACCAAAACCTCCACTGCTACTTTTGGAGGTGGGGGTAACGATTCAAGCTGGAAAGGTATGCCTTATCCCTATAGCAGAGGATTAGACATGAGGAACACATTATAAATAAAGAGGTGAACAGATGAGAGACACACAAAGAAAAGCTGTTTACAGATGGGAAGATTTTATTGCTGATAAATATCCGCATCTTGAATATCCCATGACATTTCTGGAATGCCGTGACATGATTGATAAGGTCTGGCTTGATTACCGGGGCAGTGAAGTAACACCGCCAACGTTGAATGACGGACGCGGTACAAGCTGGGCAAGGGGTGGACGTTGGAAGATTAGTCTGCCGGTGTGGGCGCGTAAAATGACGGTGGTACTCCATGAAATAACCCACAGCCTTTTACCGAACGATCGACACAATAAAAGGTTCGCAACGCTGTATCTTGAGATGCTTGTCAAGTACGGTAAGGTAAACAGTAAAATAGCAAGACAGATGGGCATTAAACAAAGACCGCGCAGAGTTCATTTTGCGCCATCGTCAGCCTGTCCTAAACCGATAGCCCGTATAATGAAAACATGGGACAATGAACTTAAAATATTAAAAACTGAATTAGCCGATGTTAAAGATAGAATCAGAACGCATCGGGAAAGGAAACCATAATGCTGTTAGCCAAACTTATAATTGGTAAACGTGGCCGCGTTACATTACCGCGGCACTTCATGTTAGCCAACGACATCAAGCCGGGCGATACGCTGGAAATGCGCCTGAAGTACCAAAGCGATGACGAGATCATAATTAGAGTTGTCCGCAAAGAAAATAATAAATAAATAAATATTAATTATTTACTTGCATATCATCCAAATAGCTGTTATACTTCTTATAGTTGTTATGGTTGTTTTAGTCAAATTAGATAATAAATGTTTTCTTTGCGGTGGCAAGGGGAAGGGAGAAAAATAATGAGAGGCGATGTTTGGGTTGAAAAAAACAGTAAGGGAGATGTTGTCGTGTGTATTGATAGCGGCAACGGAGTTAGCAAGAAGGTAATTAAAAAGAACGTTGAAGTGTATAGTGAAAACAACTGGAAAACAGTTAAAGGGAAATATGAGGTGAAAAAATGAAGTTACTAACTAAAAAGATCGAGCGGATATTGAGAAAAAACGCTGAATCTAAAAAAGAAAACATAATGCCGGTCGTTAAGTTTTTCAATCCCATGGGTTCATATACGGCCCTGTTCACGGAATTGGACGCGGACGGTGATACGCTTTTCGGACTGGCCGACCTTGGATGGGGATACCCAGAGCTTGGTTACTCCAGCTTATCAGAAATAGCCAGCGTAAAGGTTCCCCCTTTTGGTCTGGGAATAGAGCGCGATATGTATTTCAAAGCGAATAAAAGCCTGAATGAGTACGCGGCAGAAGCGCGTAAAAATGGGCGGATCTCATAATGAATAACACAGGAGGAAACTAATGAAAGCAATTAAGGCATTTGTAAAATACTTAAATGAGAATTGTGTTAGCAAATTCACAGAAGGATACACAATTAGCCCGGGAGGGAGAAAATTTTTAAGAGTGGTTTCATTAGCCAACGGCGCTGTGAGCAGTGCCTACTGTTTCATTGAAAAAGAAACAGGCGGTATCTATAAAACAGCTTCATGGAGTACGCCCGCAAAAGGTGAAAGAGCTAATGTGAACAAGCTGGAATCTTATATTGGTAAAGCCGACATATATGGTGGCTGGCTTTATCGTTATTACTAAACAAAGGAGGAACAAATGACTAACAGAGCAACAGAAATCTGGTACAGTGAATGGATTAAACAGGGGAAAAAAGACTATGGAACCTGTTGTGGCGGAAAGTGCATCAGAGATCGCAAAACCGATAGACAATTGGCGGTTAGCCCTCCGGTTCAGGGGAATATGGCCGCTTATGACACTATGCAACCTGCCCTTGACTATTTAATAAATAAGGGATATGATGCTTTTTATGATGATGGCTGGATGGATTAATTATTATATAATTTATTTTATATTGTTTGGGGGTAAATTTATGTAATGACAATTCTAATAGTATTAACCAATAAAAGAGAGACAGATATATGTCAATAGAAGATATAATAGAATCTTGGGATCAGGAGGAGCGCATCTTGGATCGGCAAAATTTAGCCATGAAAAATTGGCTTACTGGATTCAGTTGCAGAAAATGCGTGCATCTAAAACAAGACAATGTTTCATGCGATGCTTTTCCAGATGTAATTCCGCAGGACATAATAGCCGGAGTATTTGACCACAGGAAACCATTCCCGGGAGATCATGGTATTCTGTTTGAACCCAAAAAATAACTATGGGAATGAATTAACTAATAACGCGTCAGCGCCGCGGGCAACATTTGTATTATAATGGATCCACGACTCTACAAGTTTTTTTAACTCTTCAAATGTGGCTATATTTTGGTTACCATGAGTGACTATATAAATCGGATCTACAAATCTGCCTGACGTCCCATAATATCTTTCAATAGCACGCTGTACGGCTTGCTCCATTGGTAAATCTGCAAACGCTGAAATCATTTTATAGCCAGATTTTTTATAATTATTAATAATTAATTTCATTTTTTCAGCACTTTTCATGGTTCCATCAAATAATATGTGTCTATTTTCATATCTGGCAAGATCAAATATAAGATCAAGAACAGCGTCTGCTTCTTCATGGTACGCCGCGGCACGCCAGCCGACATTATCTATTCCATCATATTTAGCTAATAAATCCTTTACCATGTCTGAATCTATATGGACAAATTTCTTTCTCCAACCCGGGAAAGCCTGATTTAAAATCGTAGTTTTTCCACTTCCGGGATAGCCGCCTGTCATTAAAAATTCTGGATCCTTTGTTGCTATCTGGCTGTTATCAACAATATCTCTGGCAATTTTTTCATGCAGTATGGCTCTGTCTCTTGTCCATTTTCCTGTTTTTATATTAAAATATTTATCTTTCGTGTGACCAAGTTTAGCCAGCTTGGCTCTAACCATTGCAAATTCCTTGTAAATTTGTGCGCGAGTTTTTCCTATATTTTTTAACATAGCCCGTCCGGAAGCAGTATTCAGTTTCAATATTCTTTCGTAGTTGGCTATATGTTTTTTAGTTAATTTGTATTTTCTATAATATTTTCTTTCCCAACCCTTGCCCACTGGTTCGCGGGGTAAGCTGGCTCCCGGTTCCTTGACACGCGCGGGGGCTTCTACTGTATCTCCCATCTTGCCTTCAGGATCTAATACACAATAACAATTTCCGCCGCAAAAAGACCAGCCAGTACCGGGTAATCCTTCGGTCACCCACTCGTCCCATGTCATCATTTGTCCTGTTCTGGCATCACAGTCTGGGCAGACTCTATGACCAGCAACTGTAACCCATACATAATTTTGTTTACCCGGACTGTCCAAGCCTGCCTGATTGATTGACTCCCTCATTTATTCCGCGCTTAATTGAGTTATTCAACTCACCAAAGATTTTTCCATTGGTAAGTAAATCATCTTGTAGTGTAGCGGTTATTAAATCTGCGGACATACCGGCATCAGCCATGACGGATGTGGCTTGGGCGAGTCTCTCCGTAAAGATGACAGCATCATGTACGGATCTCTCCATCAATGCTACAATATAGGCTTCCATTCCCGGAGGCATTAGATAATTTTCCTCATAACAGTATCAAAAGAAGTTTTAATGTTGTGACGTACAGCTCGCCGGGCTTCCTCATATCTGGCTCCGCCTTTTTTATAGTTCTTGGGGATACCAAACCATTTACGAGCCGGCACGGTTTTTCCGGAGATCATGCCCTCGGAAGTAAAGCCTTCATTATGCAGTGAACCATAATAAACACCCTTTTTACTTTTTCCTGTCATCTCTATTTCGAATAATAAATTCGTTTTTGTGGCAAATTTTATTTTAGTCTTGCGCATTTTGCCTGATATTTTTAATGGGGGCTGTGCGGGTTGTCCCCGTTTTTTGCGTATAGAGGTTGTAGACTTCTTTAGTTTAGCAAACGGTTTGCCGTCTATATCGGTAGAAGTGTTGATTGTGTCTTGTATTTGCAGATTCAATTCTCTAATCATTGGTTTAAAAGCATCTATAAACGCGCTATTTAAAGCCTTCGCCAATTTACCGGGGCTGTAATTCCTTTTAGCTCCGGTTACCATTGTCGCGCCTTTCTTTCTTTTGGGACTCTTTCATATATCTTATTAGATCAAGATTTTGCAGAGGTTTTTCTATCTTCATGTCTTTTAGGGAGCTGTTTTGCACTACAAGCTTTGTGCCTCCAGTTACTTGGGCTATGCCGGTATACGGATCGTTGGATATATCATACAGGAAAAATACAGTCTTATAAATGCCTACCCTGATTATCCTGCCGGGCAATCCATCCACATAAACAACATCGTCTGAATTATAATCGTTGCCGAAAAAGACCATCAGCCCGGCGATAATGCTTTCGATGATATTACGGATTAAAAATAAAAGAGCAATGCCGATAAACCAGTAGATTTGCTCTCCTATTAGCCGTTCAACGATAGTCTGGTCGATATTAGCCGCCTTTCATATTGTCATTAGCCAGCTTTTGTCCAAGCGTAAAGGCTTCGCTAAACCGGGGAGCATGACGCTCAAACTCACGCTCTGCCAAACCGAGCGCATAAGACATTGGATCTGCTAATATATCATCTATGGTGATTTCTTGAGGGACTTCAATCTCAATTTCATTAAGCTGTTGGAGTTTGGTTACGTAACTGACTAAATATTGACTGCTTGGGCTGTTCTTTTCCTTTGCCATTAGATTCCTTGTTCTTATCGATTAATTGCTGGGCCTCTTCTTCTGACAGGTCATTATTGTATTTAACCATAAGCCCGGCTTCTGTTGTCATGTTATGCGTCAGATTAAATTCATCAAGCTGTATTTGATCTTGTATGGTCGTCGGATATTTCGGTTCATTAAAATCAATCCTTAAACTGTCCGGTATATTAATTCCACTGGTTTTTGCCACGGCTCTTTCAATAGCGAAAATCTCTTTTTCATACACTGACCACAATTCCAGATCATCTTGGTAATCCTCAAAGCGTTCAAGGTCTTTAATCTTTAAGGCAATACCGCTTGAAGGTCTATCCGCTCCGTTATCGTCAAAACTGACGTATAAATGATTGTTCTGAGCTGTTAAATCCATCATGTGCCTGATCAAGTTCATTGCTTGGTCGAGATTGCCCGATGGTGAAAGAATATCAATGTCCACACCTTCCGGCACTACCATAATTTCATCGGATCCGGCGCGGTTTAAAGTCTCATCGGAATACATACCCGTAATGGCATACTGACCAAACATCTGGAAACGCATCCCAAGATTAGCCTCTGTTAATAAAATATTAATCAGCTCATTACAGCTTATGAGGTCATAAGCACC